TATCTAATAAACCACCCTCTTTTTTTGTTTCTGGCATTTCTACCTCGCTGACCTTCTTTACATGTGGATTGCCATGACTGTCTAACCCTATAACCATAGGATCTTCTAATCTATGATATCCATAAAGTTTATCTTCTGAAGGTATATTTGCATCTAATAAACTAGAGCTTTGTGCCACATCTACTTGTATGCCTTTGTCTAAACATTTAGCCAACCAAAACTCTACGCAACCTCTACCAGCCTCTGCATATCCAGGATTTGATTTGTAAGTAAAATCCACGCCAAACAAAGATATTTTTCTAACATCATTCCAATAAGCAAAAGCAACAGCATATGCAACAGTATTGTTTAGATACCAGCTTTGTGTATCTTGCACTACTTCTGCTACAGGGTATTCAACTAGACCAGGACACCTTTCATCTAACTCACACGTGTATATTGGTCCTTTATGTTCTACTAACATTTTTCTCATACAATCTGTTTGACCGGCAGCGTCTGTTGTGTCCAAAAATCTAGAAGCAGGATCCATCATAAATATCCTATCGTGAAATATAACGCTACCTACTGCATTTATAGCCCAAACTTCATCAAAGTTAACACCATGAGTTTTTGCAATGTTAAACTCGTACCAACTGTTGCCTAAGCCCACTATGGCTACAGCTGAATTTTGTAAACTTTTAATTGGTTTCTGACGCTTCATGCTCGCTCTCCCATTCACGCATTTGTGTTACGACATTTTCTAATTCTGGGTCTTGATTATTTTCAATACATTTTAAAAAATAATCTTTTAATAAATTCCAAGCGTACTTACGTGGTACAAAATTTTTTTCCATAATCTCTCCTTTTTTAATTGACTTGTTTTCTTAAAGCATCAAATCTATATTCGTCTTGTCTGCTTCTAGCCTCTGCTCTATTTTTTAATCTCTGTATTTCTTGGTTATATCTGCCCTCATAAAGTTGTAATAAGTCAGGCTCACCTTTTAAAAATGTGTAAGCCTCTACTAAAGAAGCATAAAGTAAACCGTTTCTAGCATTTGTCGAGAGCCATGTGCCAGTTGTGTCTGTAACTAAAGAATTAGGTTTGTAAAGGTACGATAGCTCTACACTATAACTGTTGTCTGGTACGGGAGCTAAAATTAAAGTGGAACCATTATCAGATCCTGTAGATAGTTCTTTGTCATATTGACCATAATAAAGAGGCAGTCCTCTTATGCTAGTATCTGATATGTCCTCTGCGTACTCTTGCATAAAACTTGGATGTTTTTTATCTAGATAATGATAATCGCTGTTTGAATCTATTACAGCCAAACTAAAAGGTAAAATAAAATCACTAGGACAAGTTAAAAATCTGCTACCTGCTGTTACGTTTCCAGAGACATTTTTTCTGAAAAAATCAAACTGAACTTCTTCAAACATTCTTTCTTCAGCATTTTTTATTATGTCATCTAGTGTATTTACAAAAGTTGTTTCTGTTGATTCACAAAAATTTTGAATTAATGTTTTTAATTCTGTTAAAGTCATGATGTAGTAATAGTAACACTTCCTAAACCAGAAGTCGCAGAAAAGCCGTCAAAGTTTGAGCCAATGGTATCAGTATTCGTGAATACTCGGCCAGGAGTATTTTCTTTGTCATTATCAGGACGAGGGTCATATAAAGCTTCTGCATCTGCAACATGTGTAGGTGGTTCTAATTGTGGGTGTTTTTCTTCGTAGCACTCAGGACAAGTTTTGAGGCCATTCCATTCTTTACGAAGTTCTAATAGTTTATACCGAAACCCACATCTATCGCAATGGGCTAAGGCAAATTTACCTACTGCATATGACACTAATAAACTCCTCTAGTGAAAGGTCTTATTTTGAAAGAGGCTCTATCTTCGTCTTGATCAGCAGCGCGTCTAAATTCTTCTTCATAAATTGCTTTGAGCTCAGGTGTTCTTTCAGGTGCTCTTTTAATACTAAGATAGTAAGCAAGTCCAGCAGCAAAACAAGGAAAAAACCTAAAAGGTATATCCATAGTGTTTCTTGCATTATCGGCATCATCTAATCTTGTAAGTTTTGTAAACCTGATTATATCAGTAGAATTTTCAGGTGTGGGATATAAAAATAATTTTGGGTTGTTTTGTTTATCTAAAAAAAACTGAGATGGTCTAGATTGAGTAGCTTTGTTTGGAATATTAAAATATTCAGCTCTTGAAACTCTATCTAACCTTATATCTGTAGTTTCTGTGCCTGTAGTTCTTCGCACAACAACATCCAAAACGTCTATGACATCTGTACCTAAATTATAACTTTCAGTCCCTTGTGTAACTGTTTGCGTCCCCGTATTTATGGTCCATTGGTTTAAACCTCTGTTAGCCCACTCAGCTAACATAATATTAGCAGATCTTATAGCTGATTTAAGATCATACCCAGTTCTAAGCTCTAGTCCACATCTTTCATATGCTTCTTCTATAAACTCTGTTATGTTGGGTTCAAAATTTGTGCTACCTGATACTGCCATTATTCTTCATATAAATTATCAAAGGTTATTGATGGATCTAAATAACTTTCATGCCCCTCTGCTGAATGAGTCCATTGTGACGGTTTGAAGTCTGGAGGACCTTCGCCAGTAACCCAAAGAGCTGGACTTGTTGCTCTTACTCTATTATTAGGCAAAGCAACCAAATTACCTTTCCATTCGCAATCCTCAGTTATATATAATACATGACTTTGTTTGTGTTGTGCAGAGTCATCTGCAATATCAGAACCTGTGTAATCTACAGTAAATAAATATTTAGCCTGATAAAAACCGCCGTCTATCTTGGCTAACCAAGGTGAAGAGCTTACCCTGTCCATAACTATTACTGCATGTTCTCTTGATTCGCAATCCCAAGGTTGTGCAATATGATTTTGCATAGGTTTAGGAAAATCTTCCATAGGGATATCAGCTACAATACCTTGTATAGGCATCCTAGCCCACATAGCACCACCATGAACATTAGGTTCGTCATTATCTTCACAATTTGTTTCTTCCCCTGTAAAAACTACTTGGAAACTTAAAGATCTATCTGGAATTGTGTTAACGGCTATAGCTAGAGCATGTATATACTCATCATGATATTTTTCATGATTATGTGTGAACTCTCTCCGCACCCAACACTTAAAGTGTGGAATGTTGCTAATTAAATATGACACTAACTATTTTAATCTTTGTCTTCTTCTGTTTGCATTACCTGCAATCATACCGCCTTTTGACTTCTTCATGACTTTGCCGCCTTTTGATTTTTTCATCATCATGCCGCCTTTTGATTTTTTCATCATCATGCCGCCTTTAGACTTCTTCATCATCATTCCACCTTTAGACTTCTTCATCATCATTCCACCTTTTGATTTTTTCATAACTTTTCCACCTTTGGATTTCTTCATGACTGGCATACCACGTTTTTTATTTAAAGGTTTTTCTATTTTAAATACTTTTCTCTTGGGCAGTCCTGGTCTTACAGGTTTTTTAATAGGTCGCCTTGAAGGAGGTTTAGGAATACCTGAAACAGGTTTCTTAATTTTGGCAACTTTAGGAACTTTTGTCCCTGGTTTTGGTTTTTTTATTTGTGCAAATTTTTTTCTCATTTTACGTAACATTTTTACTCCTAACTAATCGTTGTTACTTTTCGCTTATTAGACATAACTTTACCACATCCTTTTGCAATAAAGCCACCTTTTTTCATTTTAACTTTGTTTTGTTTCGACATAGCTTTTTGTATAGCCATACCTCTGGCTTTTTCATATTCTGAAAACTTGCCATCTTTGTTTAAATCTGCTTTTTTACTTAATTTCACTTCGCCTCCTTTTTTAAGTTTGGTTGATACATTTATAGGTTTTCCTTTCCTGTTTGGGTTAGGGTCTTTTCTTCTTTTTCTTTGTACTATTTTTGCTCTAGCCTCTTTTGACATACCTTGTGCTTTTTTCTTTGGTAAACATCTTGGTTTGCCTTCGGCTTTTTTTCTACCACCACATGAGCCAATAATATTGCCCTTGGCATCCATACGGACCCATTCTTCATCTAACCAACTTTGTAATTGTCCTTTGCTCACCTTAACCTATCTGACATAACAGCGCCTTGTCCTTTTATAGAAACGAGGCCACCTTTTGCTTTTTTAACTTTCTTGCCTTTTGCTTTTTTAGCATAATTTGGATCTTTACAATATTTTGACGCCGCTAAATTTGCATAAGCGCTGGGATAAACATCAAAAGTTCTTTTTGCCCAAGCTTTGCCTTTCGGACAAATTTTACCTTTACTTTTTACTTTCTTTGCCATTACTTTATCTTACCATGTTTTCTTCGCACTTTGTCTTTACCTTTTTTG